CCTCTGCTATTCCTTGAGATTGTGCCGCTTCACGATCCCCTTGTGCTTTCATCGTGGCATAGTTCATGTAACCGCCAATGCCGCCCTGCAATGCCCTTGCCATTCCCTCTTGCCATGATTGCACAGGAGCCATGCTACCACCCGCTTGCATAAGGCTTTGAGCCATATTCCTAGCTGGTGCGTATTCACGCTGTATTTTCCCGCCAAGAAGCGGTTGAGATGTTGGATAAAATGGTACGTTCTTTGTTGCCATTATCTTCTTACCAATCCAAGATGATGATCAAATATATATAAATGACGCAAGTTTGCTGTGTTTAAAACTGCATCAGTTGCGGGGTACAATTCAATTCCGTCTTTATCGCCATAACCAAATTTGTCTTTAATTTCCATTAACTTATCCCACGTTATTCCATCTTGGCAATCTTTTCTGGCTATAGTTAGCCTGATAGCGCCATCGTCTTGAAATGCAGAAACAAAAAAATCTCCAATAGATTTTGTTTTAAACGATGTACCACCAAGAATTTTAGATGTAATTGGCGGGTAGTTTATTTCTAATTCTTCAACTGCATTGTTATTTATCATCAAACTCCACCAGCCGCCAACCCTGCATAAGTTCCAAGCCGCCTGTCATAGCGTTATTCGCACCCATTTGCTGATTGTATGCGTTTTGGTTCATTGCATTTGCTGAACTTTGTGCGCCAATAAAGTCTGTGTTTGCAATTCCAGTTTGTGGAATAGCTGAGAATGTTGGGTTGTTGATTTGTGTGCCTGACATTAACGCAGCAACTTCGTTCAATGGCGCGTTTCTGGTGCGCTCATATTCTTGAATTGCCCGTTCTCTTGCGTTGCCTTGCAGACCAAATAACCTAGATTGTTCTGCACCACCGCCTGTGATAGCGGCATTCATTGCTGACTGATATGCATCGTTTCGTGAACGGTTTTGACTTTCCATTGCCTTTGTATAAGCATCTGAACCTACACCAATTCCTTGGTTTGCCAATTGAGTTTCTAAAGCTGTTTGAGCGTCTGCAAATTGTGGGTCTAAGCGTGAAGCGTATTGGCTATTTATTGCGTCGATAGTTTGTTGTCTAGCCGCTGCATCAGCTACAGGAGCGCCTGGCATACCCTCATACGAATATGGATCAGCTAAACTAGTTCCAACCCTTGTTATTTGATCGCCCGCCAACGTATTAAGCTGACCTGATATTGCGGTTTGTTGGTCAACAATAGCTTGCTGTTCTGGATTTAAAGTCGTTGTTCGGTCAAATTGCTGAATGCCGTCAACAGGTTCGCCTCTTTTTGTGTATACACTATTGCCATATGGCGTATATTCATTTACCTGATTTAATAAAGATTGTGCAACGGCTGTATCTTTGTTCATAGCTCCTTGCGCTGCCGCTGTTGCGTATGGATCAGGAGCCGCTGGTGCGGACGGGGTAGATTTACCCATTTAACCACCTCTTTGCGTTGTCTGAATATAAACCATACGTGCAAGCAGTTTTACCCTTTGCCGCATATGGATGTGTGCCTTCCAACAAAAAACCAAGCCCACTTAAAAGCTTTCTTGCCTTCTTGTTTGATTTTCTAGTGATTGCTGTCATTCGCTTAACGCCTAGTTGGATAAATGGATAGTGCAATAATGCCCTAACATTGCCAAGCGTGGCCCATCGCTGGGTCGCAGTGATGAAGGTTACTTCAACGTCAGTATGACGAAAATTGTGATAAATCGCAACCCCTATAATTTCACCTTCGCTGGATGCAATGCCAATTGATGTTAATGGTCTCGCTAATGGAGCGCAATCTGGGTATTGAGTTTCTGCCCACGTTGCTAGTTCTTCGTCACGATCAAAGATAAGTTGCGTCATTTTGGCATTAGTGCCTTGGTCATATCTTCATTATTGCGCTCCAACAACTTCATGCGGTTAAGAACGTCTTGATCCCATGTGACAAAGTTGCGGGTTCCAACATCTGTTATTTGAGCCATGCCTGGATCGTTAGCCCAATCTTTTAAAACTTCAATAGCATCTTTTGATTTGGCGTTTTTTATTGCAACTTGAAAATCACCACCAGCATCAACGAACAAATCAGAAGCTATATTTCCATACATATCTCTGCTATCAATTGGCATCCCATTTACAAATACCTGTTTTGGATTGTTTCGACTCATCCCGTCAAAGTATTTCAGACCTGGGATGCCAGCTTTGGCTAGGGCTTCTGAGGCGGCTTGTCTGGAACCTAACGACATATCGCGGTTCGACATCGTTGAGCCTTCCATCGTTGAATATAATTCACTACCCGTATATTCGCCTAAATTCTTAGATGGCGGATTATCTGTCATTCGTTGATAGGCTGGTACGCTTTCCAAAGCCGCCCGCACACTCTCAGGCTGCTCACTCAAAGGCGCGTCCCAATCCAGATAACGCGCTATGTCTTCGTCGGGTAGGTCGTGCTTGTAGAGATATGAACCCTCGCCCATTGCTTCTTTGAAGGCTAAGTTTGTTTCTGGTTTTAACTCTTTTCCTAACCAATGAGAAAAAGCACTTGCCGCCATATCGCTTTCTTCAGGTAAATATTCAGAAGCGTATTGTCGGGCCGTTTTTATTTCGCTGTCCGTAAACCCTGCTTTTTTAAATGCTTCCTCGTCTATATTCCTGACGTTGGCGCGGTACTGCCCTGCAACTATGTCGTTCTCAGCATCATAACGCCCATACCCATAAGCCTGTGCGCCCTCGCCCTTGGACATATGCTTTAAGCTCTCACTCGCGCCCTCTGGCCCGTATTTGTGGGGGCCGCCTTGAAATACGTTTGCGCCCAATATAGCCCCCTGTGGCATATCTGTCATTCTGCTAACAACACCACCGCCCGCCATTGTATCAGCCGCCAAACCAAACGCATCCGTTGCCGCTTGATTCATTGCGGCTGGGTTGCTTCTATCGGTTCCCATAATGCTTTTAGTTTTATCGCCCACATCTTGAACGATCATATTGCCCAAGCCATAAACAGCTTTAGCTGGCAACGCCATCATTCCTAATGCAGTTTCTGGCGGTTGATATTGATTGTATGCATCGCCAAGTGCCGCTGCCATGTTTAATACTTTGCCGCCTAATCCATATTGCTTCTGGCCAACAGCTCGACGTTTATTCTGCAATTGCCCTGTATAATTGGACATTTGGTTAAAATCATCAACGCCAAGCGCTTGCCGCATATCAACCATTACAATGCGTTTCCAACTTGCCAGATCATGTCATATGCTGAAAATCTAATAGATAAAGCATTTTCCGCACCACGGATTGTCGGCGTTGCACAGTCACCAATTCCGTAAACCGTCAGCCAATCGGCAATATCTATTTCGCTTGCCCAATTAGCTTCATCCCACTCTGACGTATCCCACAAAGCAGCATTAAGTGACGTTGCAGACGGTACACTTGTTGGAGCAACATCAGAGAAATCAATATTTAAATCAATTGCAACGCCTGGTGCGCCATTTGATGTAAAATGTGGTCGGCAAAGATTATATAATTTATTTACGCCTCTGCGACCAAAATAGTTAAACGCTGGCTTTATTGTAAATTCTATATTTGCATCGTTGTCAGATGTTCCTGTATCGGCCTTGTAAACCACACCGCCTGTTGTAGCACCAAAGTATAGATCACCGTTAAACAACGCCCAGCAAGCCGCATTTTGCCCTGTAAATTTACACCATGCGCCTGTCTGTGTATTTACAACGTATTGTTGAGATACGGAACTGCTTAATGGGACGTTAAACAACGCATACGAACCTTGCGGATAATGAATTGATTGCCAACCAAAAACTGTTCCGTAGCTTCTAGCTGAAGCAATAAATGCGTTTTGTATGTTGTCAGACAATGCCTTACCAGCCGCGCCAACTCTATCAATCGGCAGCATAGTTGATAACGGAATTGCACCGTCCTGAGTTGTAACCATAACCTCAGTGCCAACAACCTCAACGCATCTTCGTCCAATAGGTTTACCAATGCTGAACGATGCACCGACTAAAAGCCAAGTGGCCGCAGTCCCAGGGTCATTGCCCGAATACAAAATAACTTCGCCTTCAGAAGTAATGGCAACAAATATGTCATCAGGGCCAGAACCACCATCTCTTGTCCAGCTTGCTAATGCCTGTATCTTTCCACCTTTTTCGCATAAACCGCCAAGGTCAAAAGTTGCTACAGTCCCAGCCAAACTATTAACAGGTAAATAACCAACGATTAAACTATCGTTAAAAGCAAAAAATAATCGACGTTGGTGAGCAATTACATCAACTATGTTTGTTGCAGTAACACTGCTTAATGTTGGTGTCGTAAATGCAGAACCGTTGTAATAAATAGGCGCATCTTCACCGTTGACCATATAAAGAAAATTACCGCCAGCCGTTCCAAACATAACGGTCTGCCAACGGTCATTAGATTTACCTGTCGCAATAGACGTTGATCCACCAGCCGCAGATGCGTCATATATTACACCGCCAGCAAATGCTAATAGCTTCTTCGTTGCTGGGCCAGAATACTCCACTAAAGTCTCAACCGCACCCGATCCGTTTCCCGTTGAATGTGAGGTATAGCCGTTTCTTAGCTCAACGTCAGTCAAATTAGGAAACATATTCTCTAACGTAATAGCCCAATCTTCTTGCATGTCAGCAAGCGAATCTTTAGCGTTCCATCCCTTGACAGGAGCTGGAGTGCTTGACGAATTAGATACTGGTGACTTTCTTGAGTTATCTGCTAGTGGCTGGAGCATCACACAAATACTTTCTTTTTTATTATATTAATGTTACAATGTTTAGTTCCTAAAGGGGGTAATATTATGAACAAAAAACAATCTGCGTTTAACGCGATAGAATCTGCATTTT